TCACAAGTATAGTATCAATATGCTTGGACGACAAATGGGTAAGAGTACGTGTGCTGCTGGTTACTTGTTATGGTTTGCAATGTTTGTTCCAGATTCGACAATTCTTATTGCCGCACACAAATACACCGGCTCGCAGGAAATCATGCAACGTGTTCGTTTCATGTATGAAAGTTTGCCTGAATGGATCAAAGCTGGCGCAGTAAGTTATAACAAAGGTAGTATTGACTTTGATAACGGAAGTCGTATTGTCAGTGCTACAACAACAGAAAATACTGGTCGTGGTATGTCTATTACACTAGTATACTTGGACGAGTTTGCTTTCGTTCCTCCACGTATTGCCAAAGAATTCTGGACAGCACTAAGCCCAACACTATCAACAGGTGGTAAGTGTATTATCACATCAACACCTAACCAAGACAATGACCAGTTTGCGCAGATTTGGAATGATGCTATTAAGAACTTTGACGAGTATGGCAATACTAAAGAAGTTGGTAAAAACGGTTTCAAAAGCATTAAGTACATTTGGAGTGATCATCCCGACAGAGATGAAGCATGGGCAGACCATGAACGCAGTAAAATTGGCAGTGAACGTTTTATGCGTGAGCATGAATGTTTGTTTATTACTGCGGATGAAACATTGATTAGTAGCCTAGTTTTAACAAACTTACAAGGCGAAGATCCTTATGAACGAGTCGGGCAACTTAGAGTTTATAGCCCTGTAGACAACGAAAAGATATATGTAGCAGCCTGGGATCCTAGTCTAGGCACAGGTGGTGATGCTGCCGCAATCGAAATTTTTAGTTTGCCTGACTTAGTGCAGGTAGCAGAGTGGCAGCATAATAAAACAGACATTCGAGGACAGCTTAGAAACTTTGTTGCTATCATGGAATGGCTGCGAGAAAAAGGTGTGAGCAATGATAACATATATTGGAGCGTGGAAAACAATACACTAGGGGAAGCTGCCTTAGTTGCTATACAAGAATATGGCGAAGAGCGTATTGCCGGTAACTTTATCAGCGAAGCAGGCGGCAAACGCCGTGGCTTTAACACAACAAATAAAAGTAAATTAGCCGCTTGTACTAAATTAAAATACTACATTGAAAGCAGTAAGATGCATCCAAAGAGTAAGAGCCTTGTACAGGAGCTAAAAACCTTTGTTGCCAAGGGTGCTAGCTTTGCTGCCAAAGAAGGCGAAACAGATGACTTAGTCATGGGCACGATTCTAGCAGTTAGACTAATTGAATATGTTATGAAGTACGACGAAGCAACATACAACACTCTTGTAGAGCGTAGTGGCGATGATTATTTGCAGCCAATGCCAATTGGAATAATTTAATTAAAATAGGTAAATAAGTGTATGGCTATAGATTATAACACCGTTGCTGATAGAATATTCGACCAACTCAAGGGTTTTGGTCACGACATTATTGTCTTTGATAAAGATGGACGTCAAACTGCCAATGGCAATAAAGGACGTAGTTTCTATAGTAAAGATCAAAAGTTTACAATTGTACTTGATGAAAAGAATAATGTCATTCAAATCAAATACGGCGAAACCACTGATAGAGAAAAATTAAAAAGATTAGAACAGACAGTACGTAATGGTATTGCTAAGAAGTTTATTATAAATGTAGATCTTATACCGTACACCGGCAAAGAAATAGAATTAAAGGATGTAGAGAACATGGCAAAAGTCCAAGAGAGTTTAAGCCCAACAATGGGTTCAACTAAAACTAGTTACCAACAAACAGAAGGTGCTAAACTAATCATTAGACACAATACCGCTGTAAACGAAGAAGTTCGTGGCAGTCGTAGTCGCAACATCAGTGCGTTGTTTATTGAAAATGCTCAAGGTGAGCGTTTCAAATATCCACACAATCACTTAGTTGCTGCTCGTGTTATGACACAGCACGTAGCAGAAGGTGGCACACCTTATGATGAAGTTGGACAAAAGATTATTAGTTTGAGTGAAGAACGTAATCAACTTTCACAGGTATCTAAGTACATTAAGAGCCAAGGTTTGCAAGAACAAGCCGGCGATGTACAATTTGCAGTCTCTCAACGTCTAAGTGAAATTAAAGGCTTGTTAGGTAGATATAACCCTGCTAAGTTCATGGAAGATAAATCAGAAGCCGACGAATCAAATCTGGAAGCACTACAAGAAAAACTAACCAAAAACGTATTTGACGAAAGCATTGGCGCATTATTACCAAAACTAAATGGCTATGTAAAACAATATCAACAACAAATGGAAGCTCGACAAGAATTAGAAACTCTAAAGCAACAAGTAGAAGAATCAACATCAATCCAAGTTAGTGCTATTCCAGATTTAGATATGATGAGTATGATGGTCTACGAAAGCCCAACAGTTAATACAACACAATTGATTAACTTGGTTTTACCAGTATTGGAAGATGAACAAGTTCGCACAGGATTAACTCGTGTAGCAGAATATGTTCAAGAAGGCAAGTTGGATGCCATGGAAGTTGAAAACTTAACTCGTAGCATTATTGGTAAGAGTCAAGTCAAAGAATCCGAATACAAAATTGTTCACCAATTAAATACAGTGGATCAAGTATTCGAATCTGTCATGGCTCGGTTCGACTTAAAAGAAATATTGAAATAAAGACTAAATAAATTTAACAGCAATTCATCCAAACGGAAAAAGTTGCTGTTGACATAGCACTCAATAGAGTGTTATAATTGTTCACAAGATGAGAGTATCTTGTGTTCCAGGCAACAAACTTTTTTAAACCCTGGCATTTTTATAAGGAAAATTATTATGGCAACATCACTAGCAGAAATCCGCGCTCGTCTACTTGAGCAAGACAATCGTCAAAGCGGCAACAAACAACAAGGCGGCGGAGACAACGGAATCTTCCCGTTCTGGAATATCCCAGAAAATTCAACAACAGTACTACGCTTTCTCCCAGATGGAGATGAGACAAATACATTCCCATGGCGCGAGCGTCAAATGATCCGACTAGAGTTCGCAGGAGTTCTAGGTGGCGATGAAGGAAAACGTGTAACTGTTACAGTACCTTGTATGGAAATGTGGAAAGAAACTTGTCCTATCCACGCAGAAATTCGTCCCTGGTTCAAAGATAAATCTTTGGAAGACTTGGGTCGTAAATATTGGAAGAAGAAATCTTATGTCTTCCAAGGCTTTGTTGTAGATACAAAGCTACAAGAAGAATCTCAACCAGAGAATACAATCCGTAGATTGATTATCAATCCAAGTATCTTTAACATTGTTAAAGGTGCGTTGATGGATCCAGAAATGGACAATCTGTTTACAGACTATGAGAACGGCACAGACTTCCGTTTGACAAAGACTACAAAAGGTCAATACGCAGACTACAGTACAAGTAGTTTTGCACGTAAAGAGCGTGGCTTGAACGAAGTAGAGTTGCAAGCTATTGCAGATCATGGCTTGTTCAACTTGAATGACTTTATGCCTAAGAAGCCAACTAAAGAAGAAGTTGAAGTCATTTATGACATGTTCAAAGCCAGCGTTGATGGCGAGTTGTATGATCCCAAGCGTTGGGGGCAATACTTTAAGCCAGCAGGTGTAAACCTTGGCAACTTGGGTGTAGCCGCAGACGTCGATGCCGCAGAAGCAAGTTTCAAAGCACCGGCTCCAGCAGCTCGTCCTAGCCCAGTAGCGGCTGCAAAGCCAATGCCAGCAGATGATGAAGATGACACACCTTTTGAAACTGCCGACACAGCAGCCGCCCCAGAAGGTAAGAAAAATGTTAACGACATCTTGGCGATGATTCGTAACCGTCAACAAAAGTAAATATGGCCCGGGCCTCTGCGATAACTAACCGGTAAATGGTTATTGTACGCCCGGGTTCTTCTATACAGAAGAAACGTTTATTAACTAATAAAGATAATATGACACTACCAGACGAACGATATCGCGCTGTGGCATCTGCTAGAGAATTGCTTGTTGAAATAGCAAACTCTGGTGGCAGATGGAAGCGTGTACCAAAAGAATTAAGATTGTTCTGCATCCATGCATTGCGACATTATCCTACTCAATATGATATGAAAGCCGCGGCAAGACAAGCACCGGATTTATTCCAAGAAAAAATGGAACCGTTGACAAGAATGATTATGGTATACGATCAAGAACAAAAGGAAGAACAGGAAAATTAATATGACAAAACCCTTCGACATTTCTAAATTTAGAAAAGAAATCACTAAGAGCATTGAAGGTCTTAGTATTGGTTTCAACGATCCAACTGATTGGATCAGCACAGGCAACTATACACTAAACTATTTGATCAGCGGCGACTTTTTTAAAGGCGTGCCAATGGGTAAGGTTACTGTATTTGCTGGTGAATCTGGTGCAGGTAAAAGTTACATCTGCTCCGGTAACTTGA